GTGTTGGGCTCGAAACCCGTGGACTCCAGAACAGTGCTGCGAGCACCACGAACGTCCTCGATGGGCACGCCGGATGCAGTGTCCCACAGGTTGGAGGGAGTGGACTCATTGGTCCATACACCGGTCACGAAGTAATTGGCGGCCCAGATTTTCTCGCGTTTGATCAGGGCTTTGTGGGTCACATACTCGGTGGCCTCACGGTCGAGGTTGAGGACGGCATCGGCGTTGCTGCGCAGTTGATCCGGAACGTCCTTATGAAATGCATACACCCGCGCAAAATAGGTCGGGGTGTTGTCCACGGTGTAACCACCGCCGGCGGATTCCGTGCCGGGAGCACGTTCCTTCATCTCGTCGCGATTGAACTCACCACGATCATAGGTGTAGTAGATATCACTTTGTTTTGAAACGGGGATGTTCGGGAACACCTTCGTTGCGATGAAATTATTCGCATCTTGCAGATACGCGATGCTTATGTTTGTCAGTGGGGTGTTCACATGCACGTCACCCGGTACCGGATTACTCATTTTAGTTGCCTCCTGTTAAAGGTTTAGAATTTGGTTTTGCACTCGGGTCACATGCCCGACTGGGTTTAGTTCAACTGTGCCTGCGGTCTCAACAACACTGCGATGATCTGACCTGCAGCCGTTGCGGCCTCCAGGGCAATGCCCTGGCTGTAGTCGCCAGAGGCGGCAGTGATAGCACGTCCGGCACCGTCACTCTGCACATTGTCCCACAGGGACACGGCGGCGCCGGCGGTAACTTTGGATACTCCCATGATGCCGACCTCAGCGATCTTGGCATCGGTGGGTTTGTTTTGCAGGACGCCTATGCAAGCGCCCCCGGCAGAATCTTGAAGGGCCACACCAGTAGTGTCACCCTTCAGGAATTTGTACTGATTGCTGCTCTGATCGCCATCTGCGGTCAGGCTGATACATTGGATTTTTTCCTCATAAGACATTGTTTCTACTCCTTGATTTTAAGTTTCTGAAAAAGTTGATCCCAGGGAGAACTATTTGCCTGAAATGGTCTCCTTATAGAGGTCCATGCCCTCTTTGGTATCGAGCACCTTGGAATATGCTTTTTCGATGGAAATGCTATCTTTTTCAGAGAGCTCTTTTGCCATCTTGTTCAGTTTTTCATCAGAAGAGCCAGCGTCAGCCTGTCCGGCCTGGCCGACTTCTTTCATCCCCTTAGCCATGGAGGCGTCAGCGGCTTTCAACATTTTGATTTGGGCTTCCTGTTGATCCGCCGGAAGAGCACGGATGCCTTTCAGCATAGCAGCCTTTTCGACCTTGGTGCCGGCCAAATGGGGGAACATTTCCTCGGCTTCGATCTCCAATCCCTTGGCAATGGCATCGGCTTCCAGCTTTTCAGCTTTGGCGATAGCGGCGTCGGCTTTGACTTGCTGAGATTTCATGAATGCGAATACTCCGGGGCCTACTTCGGATTTTTTGATGGCTTCGCCGTCGATGCTGATCACCTCATCATCTGCGGCGGCTTTGGCGATGGCGGCGTCAACCACGCTCTTGCGGGCGTCAGCGTCCATTTTCTCAAAGGCGTCGGCGTCCTCTTTGTTCAGTTTGGCATAGTGGGCTTTTTCAGCGTCATTCAGCGACGCTTGAAATTCCGATTCCGCCAGTTTCGCCTGCAGCTCATCATTGCTCTTCTGCAGTTTTTTAATTTCCTTGTCCATGTTTTCTCCCTCCGTTTTGGATTTTTTGATTACCTCGGGTAAGTCCTTCTCACCCTTATCTGTATTGGCTCTGAGCCAGGCGGCCCTGACGCGGGCCACAACTTTTTTTCGATCTTCTTCGGGGATCTGCACCTTATTGCCTCGAAACCCCTCACCGAGGGCGGCAACAGCCATACCCACGATGCGGGGGTCCGGTTCCCCGCCGGGCTCGCTTGTGAGCCTCAGTTTCCAAGTATTGGGTTTATCGGGTTTAGGCACGTATGCATAGTCCCCGGCAGGAAATTCATTTCCCTGTTCTGTTTTAAAAGCTTTCGATATGTCATCGAGCACGTCGGAGCCGTCGATCATTGTGGCGAGGGCGGTCACCAAGGGGGTCAGTTGAGCCAATATCGCTGCCTTCTTGTCAGTGATACTGTCGTCCGAAACGATTGATTCAACACTCTCCCTAAAAGCATAGTGCATATTCCAGGCTTCCTCGAGCACATTCCTGTTAACTTCCTGAGCCCTCATCGCATCAACGAATGTCTGCATGCCCCCGTCTGCAGTTTTGAGCAGTGTGACGGCCGCGCCCTGATTGGCGCCACGACCGACAGAGCTCACCTCATCGACGGTGATGTCTTTGAGCAGATGACGCTTTTTGTCACCCTTCTTTTTTACAATGATTTTCATCGGTTAGTCCTCCATGTCGATTCGTTTGCCGGAACCGCCAATACTAAAAGCCGGGTAGTCCCCTTTTGTGATAGCGGCCCACACCTCGTCATCGTCAACTTTGAATCCGCCGAACCAGCCCTCACACCCGAGCTCCATTTTGGAATCCATACCCTGATCGGTGAGGCATTTTTGGATTGCGGCCTGCTTTTCGTATGTGAGCACGAAGGACTCAACTAACCGCCCGACCCCTTTTCGGATATGGCCATCACCCTGAACCCGGGCATTGAGGACGAAGTCATAAGCGGCTTTTTCGAGCTCTTCTGTCTCGATCAGATCGCCCTGGAGGTCCTCGACGAGATCCCCGCCAACTTTGTTGATGCTGAAAAATCCGAACACCATTTTCCGTTTCGGATCGGTTTTTGCAATTGCAACTTCCATGCCGTCTCCTTAATCTATTAATCTATATCGTTCTGTGCAACGACAGTCAACAACATTTGCCGCTGTCCCATTCGGATCTCGCGGAAATTTTAGCGGTCCGAGCGGAGTCTGATAATATCCGTCCAGGGGAACACCCTCTGGATTTAGACCTGAAATTCGTCGATGTGCGTCTCGCGTGCGTTTATCTCGCGTGCTCACCCAGAAGCGGACGACCTTGCTCCCCTCCAGGGCGTTGCTGGACAACATCTGATCGATAGCCGATTTTTGACCCACAGTGGCCGCTCGGAGGGACTCAGTGCGGGCAATCGTCTCGGATCGATACTTAAGGTACCGCTCGCGATATCGACCGACCAACCTATCAATCTGCTCGGCCGACAGTCGGCTTTTTGAATCGATGGCCCGTCGAACTGTGCGGTCGTATCGTGCATCCCGCAATTTCCGCCGAAGCGCTCTGGAATCGAGCCCCTCAAGGGCGCTTCGGTAATTCGCAACGGCCTGCTCTTGTCTGGGGGTCAACCCGAGCGAGGACCGGAAAGCCCGGGCCGTGTCCCTCGGATTCTTGCCGGATATGATGTCTCGGGTGAGGCTCGTTCGTACTGCCTCACGGGTGTTCTCGGAGATCAACCGGATTGTATTGAGCTCATACTGCCGGGTGAAATCAATCGTTGCCGGATTGATTAAATCGAACTTGAAACCTGAATTTAATACTGCACCGCTCGGCATCACTGAGAGAGTCATCCTGCCGGATTCGACGAGCGCGTCTCGGAGATGGTCTCTAAATATCCCGAGGTCCCCCTCGATCCCGGATAGCAAACCCATAACGCCCTCGGCGCCACCCCTCTCCAGGGCTCCTAATATCTCGGCCTCGGGAACTCTATCTCGCATTGCCCCAAAAGCCTCGAGTAGCGCCTCGCGCAGTTTAGGCTCGAACCGCTCGGCAATCGCTATTATTTCCGGCTTCTTAGCCATCGATCAGTTCATCTCCATCCTTGGGGATAGTGTTCCCCTCGTCCTCTACGGGTGCCTCCGGCAATCCACCAGCATGCCTCAATCGCTCCTCGGTCTCAGGGTCGACCAGGGGGATACCTGCGGCTGTCAGTGCGTCAACATAATCACCAAGCTCTTTCAGGTCCTCGGGCGCCACTCGGCCGGGCACAAAATAGGGCATGCTCTCAGAATCAAACCCATTGAGCTGCCACAGTTTAGGGACAAGATGTCTGTTGCAAACTGCGGCAATAGAGGACAACCAGCCCTCAAGGGCACGCGCAAACAGGTCAACCTTGGACCGGCTAAGAGCGAAACTCCCGCGGTCGCCTTGGCCCAACATGATAAAATCGGCAAGAATAGTACGAGCGATATCACCCTGATACCGCTGGACCACAGTGTTAGTGTCGATTGCACGGGACCCGCCGGCATTGAGCAGCTGCAGCTCAACCTGACGTTGCCCCGAGGGCTTACCATCGGCATCATAGTATGGGTTGCTTGGTAGAACAACGCCGCCCTGCTCATTGAATTTGATATCCCGCACCAGTTTTTTGTATGCGGCGGTGGCTGCTATGGCCTCCGCAGAATCCCCGTTGATAGTCTCATTGGGGATATAGACAACAGGCAGACCGTTGAGCTCTCGCTCGATGGCGATGGCTTCAATCTCCTGGATATTCTTTAGCATAAACCACGGCCGATAAGCGCCGCGGAGTGCTGAGCGCCCTTCCGGGCTGCCCTTGTGCATGTGCGGCCGGAACAATAGGGCGCGTTCAATTGGAATGAACATGGACGCCATTCCGCCATTTGGGGGGTCCTGCCACATACCGAGCACTGATCCGCCGTCGGGGTCCATCTCCCAGCGGTTGAGTGTCTCCTGGCTGCGGTCTGCTATTTTGCGGATGCCAATACGGCCGTCGTTGAATTTAGATCGCTTCGTCGGGTCCACCTGGTGGGGTCCGAGCCGGCGTTTGTACACAACCTCCGAATACTGCCAGCCGTACACGAGCATGGTCACAACGTTGCCGATGAAGTCGTCCCAGGTGTGGGACATATCCTCCATAGTGCTTTCGAGGAACTCGATGCTCTCGGCGTCGGCCTCGTCGCCGGCAGACACAGTCCAATCGACGGCCCGGAGGAGCATCTCAACCGCGAACATGATAGAGGACACAACAGAATCATTGTCCCTCATCTCGCGATAAACCCGACGCCCTCGTTCTCCGACAAGTTTTTGCAGAAACTCATCGTGGACGAAACCATTGCTTATCTTTACGCCTTCGACGCCTATTATCTCTGTCGGTTTTTTGGTTTTATCAGTCATTTATCATCCTTTTCGGGGTTCAGGTTTCGCGAGTTTCGAACGCTCGCCGGTCCGCCGACAATGCTGCAAGAGCGCTGCACTTCTTTGAGGGCCCGGGTGTACGCCCGACCCATTGCGTCAACTCGGTCCTTGCGGCCGTTGGGGAAATACGACACCTCATCGAGAAAATCCTCGTTCCAGTCCCCCCGCACGAGTTTGACATTACCAGCCTCGCACTGAGCGCTCAACGGATCGGCCCGAACAATTTTGTCGCCGGACTCAGGAGAGTACCGCACAGGGAATCCGTGCAGATCAGCAACCAGGCTCTGTACCTGGGCTTTGCCGGCTTGCCCGGGGTCCTGGGGTATGTCCTGGATGCACTCGACGCCGTCGCGGCTCGCTGTGGCCCGCATTGTTTTTCGAACTTGGCCGGATGTGCCAAATAGGTTGACGTCATCTACTATGTAGACGGTGCCACCGACCAATTTGCCGTCGAGGAGCT